ACCTCCTACCCATCCAATAGCCGAGTAAGGAACCATCGGAACAGCGTCGCCACCGGAGGTGAAACTGTCGGATGCAGTGGCTATGACCGCGAATACTGCCTTCTTAGCGTTGACCTGGATGGAGGAGATTTGGACGTGGAGCGGCACCACAACGGCCCCAGTAGGTACTGAGAACCGCAGGGAGGGAGCGGTAAGGGTGAGCGCCGTTCCATTCGCGCTCATCGTCTCCGGTTGGCCGAGAACTGGGTTGTTGGCGATGAAGACGCGCCCGCTTCTCGTCCACGCATCGACCATACCCTCACGACTGTTGATCTGGAGAGCATGGCCTCGGTTGATGAACAGCGCGGCTTCCTTGTCGCCCTCAGCGAGTAGGCCAGGATTGAGTTGCTTACATTGACCTACGACCTGGATTCCCTTTAGGGTTGCGAGACTAAACTCTGCCATCGTATTCTCCTATACCGTCCAGTCGCGGAAAGCCTCGAAGTCAACATAGTTGATGTCAAGGTCTACCTCAGTGGTTGTGGTGCCGAACACTCCGACGAAAGCGGCTAGGAGAGTCGTGGTCGAAACCGCCCCCACAACCGTCTGCCTCAAGACTCCGTTGATGTACCAGCGTGCCGTACCGTTCGGGTCGATCTCCACTCGGAGAACCACCGACTCGGCTAGTGTTAGGGTGTCGGGAGCGATGGTCGCAGTCGAAGTCACCGAGCAGGCTGTAGTCCCGCCGTAGTGCGGCATGTGCCACTTGGTAGACGCCGTCAACTGGCTATCAAACCACCAACCCGCGTAACTCGCGGCGACCGGAGTGTAGGTCGTGGCGGTCGAGGTTAGCGGCTCAGCTATGTCTTCGGCAGAGGCACTACAGAATCCGAGGAAGATGGTTCGTGCGGTGATGGCCGAGGTCTCCAGGCGAGCCTCAAAGGACATTGGCCCGTTCAGCACGGGGCTGAAACCAATGCCCGTTCCAAGGGCGATCCCCTTGCCATCCTCGTTAGCACCAACTAGACGACACCAACCACCAGTCTTCGAGATGCGGGTGATACCAGTGTCGGTGTCAAGGAGGTGGCCGCTGAGGATGAAGTCACCGGCCATCGCTGAAGCGTTGGTGAGTGCTATGGGCCAGTTACCCGTCGCGCCCTCAAAGTGGAGCTTGATTACTCCGGGTCCACTCTGTACCGTTGCCATTTACGTTTCCTTTCTTTTCACTATGGCCTCCCGTCATGCCGCGTCGGGCACGAGGTAGCGGCCCCGTCCGTTACTACGAAGTCGGCGCAGTAGCGTCACTGAAGATTTCGTAGAGGCCGACGCTCGTGCCAGCGCTGGTGCGCTCCCCGTAGATGTATTCGTCGTATAGCCAAACCTGCGTGGCCCCGCCGCCCAACTCAGGCAGTTCCTTGGTAAGCGTGTAGGGCGAGAAGCCTTGAACTAGGACGATGGAGTTCTTGGCGAACACCCCGCCCTTAGCGTCGGGGGTTCCGTCGATGGTGATGTTGCCATCCTCAAAGACGTTGGTTCCCCACAGACTGCCGGAGAAACCACTCTTGAAGTAGTCTTCGGTGAGTCCGGCTGGGACGGCGTAAGTGCCTACGCCCGCCACTACTTCGTCCTGTATGTCCTTGAGCTGGTAGGGGTGCAGGACGGTGTAGATCGGCCCAAGCATCGGCTCGGTGACGTTGCCTGTGATCCGCCTTGCAGCGGCGGCAATGTGGCCCGACGTGAGGGTTGTACCCGTCCCACAGAGGGACGTGCCGCTGTCCAGAATCGTCAACCCGTCCTCGTCCTTCTTGCGCTCAATGGCCTCCTGAGCCAACTTGCCGATCTGGGCGGCGACGTTCTTGCTGATGCGGGCCATTGTCCGCTTGGTGATGACGGTCGAGATGCAGGTCAGAGTCGGTTCCAGACTCCAGAGGGTGCCGCTGACCTGTTGCGGGTTGTCGAAGGTGGTCAGCTCCGTGCCGGTCTGGGCGGCGAGGGCGGCGAGTTGAAACTCATCCCAGTGCGTCCCTTCGCCCTCTGACAAAGTTTGCCTGTCCACACACTTCGTCATCACACCAGGGTATTCCCTTGTCGTTCGCGCCTGGTCTACGATGATCGGCAACGCATCGGCAAGAGAGCCGGTGTAAGTCGTTCCTGTTGCCATCTAATTCCTCCTATAACGGTTTGAAGCCGTGTCTCTTTTCGAAGGCGATACGCTTGGCCTCCTGGCCCTGAGCGTTCGCCACGTCGTCTGCTGTGCTACGGGTGGGCTGTCCTTGGCCCACCGATACGGGGGCAGGTTCGCCTTCGCGCTTGAGGCCCATCTTCTCCTCGAAGTAGGCGTCCATTTCTGCCCGTGATAGTTTCCCTGCCTCTTGCTTTGTCACGTACCTCTCCCCCGTTACTGCTTTCACGTAGTCTCCGAATGTGGCAACCTTGAATGCGAAGTCGCCCCGCTGACGTGCTTCCTCGTTCTCACGTGCTATCTGTTGGTTGAGTTTGAAGACAATCTCATCGTGTTCCCGCGGAGACACACCAAGGGCTTCCCTCACATTTTCCAGGTCCACCAACCGTTCCTTGTTCGTCTTGAGCCAAGCCTGTCTATCAACAAAGGCTTGAATGTGTCCCGCCCGCTTGTTGTCGTCAGTCTCCGTGTCCAGGTTCCTCAGAGTGTCTTGGAGCTCCTGATTCGCCTGGGCTTGGCGTTGCTGATCGGCCTGTAGGCGGGCGTAGGCGCTATCCCTGCCTGATTGCTCGGCACGCCTTACCATCTCTGCCGCGTTCTCTTCGAGAAAAGCCTTGCGCTCTTCCTCCGGCAGTTCTGTGAACTGGGCACGAAAGTCTGGCTTCTCCTGTGCCGCAACCTCCGGCGCTCCCTCTTCAGGTGTAGCCTCTACCTCTACGGGTAGGGGCGTCTCTGCCACTGGAAGCACGGGGGTCTCAGCCTCGGAAGGCCCTTTCTTCGTTGCCACGTTTTTCCTCCTAAAAGAAAGAGGCCGCGCCCTTTCGGGAGCGACCTCGGTTGTCCTCTCGGTCGTGTCTGTTTGCTAGTTAAAGATTAGACCATTTATCCTCCCGCGTCAAGGTTGTGATAGAATGTCTCGTTGGGAGGTGCGGTTATGCTGAATCTGGTACTTGTTCTTGTTTGCGTTGCCTTCATTTCAATAGCCCTCGGCGAAATTGTTTGGCGAAGACGACCGTAAATGCCGTCATTCCGCGCTCGTCGTTTCTACGCCAATCGGTTCAAACATCTTTAGGGCTTCGGCGTTCTCAGGATCACGCTTAAAGGCTCTACGTTTGCCACTCCGAAGACGCTCTCGCAGGGGCGAAAGTGCGGTCTTCCATGCCTTCTCCGAAAACCTCTCGCGTGGAATAGATTGCAACGCTACTCGCAAATCAGGACTGTTGCCAAGAGATACCTGAGCCTTTGCCTCCGCCAGTAGTCTATCCACCTCTCGACCTTCCTCTAGTGTCAAACCCATCCAACTAGGGATGTTGTAGTATTCCTTCTGTACCTGTTTGGCCTGCCACCTCTTCTCAGCGAACTCCCGTACAGCAGGGTCTTGGAACTTGAGAACCTGAACATCGTGGAGTTCCTGTAAGAGTTCGGGGTGTTCCGTTATCATGGCGTCCTGCTTGGCAAAGAAGTCCTCGCGCTGTTCTGACGTAGCCATGCTGGGCAGTTCGAGTGTGTAGTAGTCGTCTGCCAACTTCTGCATGGGAGTACGAGGATCGTTATCACCCATATCGCCGTACAGAGTTTGGCTCAGTTTCGCTCTGTCTGCTAGGTGTTCGCCCATCGCGTCACTGAGTTCGAGGTTCGTGCGTCCTTGCGGGTCAGCAAGTGCTTGGGCAAAGGTAGGTTCCCAATCGGCGGTGAACTTGTCCACCTGAGCCTTAGATTCTGCCCACCCCTTGCCACGTTGCTCGCCTTCCTTGATCTGCCGTTCTCGAACGGGGGCAACATCTGGCTGATCGTAGAACCATGACCTCATCCCGCCAGTCGTCTTATCATAGTCGGGTGCTGGGCCATATTCAGTAGGCAACTGACTACGGTATTTCTCCCAGAGTTCAACTAGCTTGGCAGAAGGCGAAAGAGGCGAAGTCTTAAATCCTAGAGGTTCTAGGGCAGCGGCATAGAAACCTTGTTCGATTCCCTGAACGGCCTGGGAGGGGCCGATGGGCATGTATTCTCCCAGTTGCCGCACCCAACCACCAACGCCTTCCACTTGTGGACTCTCATACGGTTCGCCACGAATGGCCTCAAGCGGCACGCCCAACGCCTCCAAGCCCTGAGCCGTCACACGATAGGGGAGACTCAGTTTCCCTTCGACGAAACGCGGCCACGCCTGAAGGTCACGATTGCTTGGCTTCTGGCCTTGAGCCAACATCACCGACGCCCTAGCGCTGCGAGCGCCAGCTACAAATAGCGGTTGGAAAGGCCCGTAAAGGTAGACATACCCTTCACCCAAACGGATGCCTAAGAATCCAGGTTTGTCGGGGTCGGTGAAGTTGCCAGGTTTGCCCGTCGTAACCATATTTATGGCAGCGGTTGTCGCTGCTACGCCCCCGAAGATTTGGGCGAGCGTCCTACGTGCCTCGTTTCCTGCTACACCTCCGCGCATCGCGTTCTTGAATGTCGCAAGAGTAGAAACAAGGAACCGACCAGCAAACCATGTTCGGCCTAGAACCTTAGCTTGGGCAGTAGTCAGGCCGGGGAGAAGGGCTGTACCAGTCTGAGAACGAACGACGGATGCCAGTTCTAGGAGATCATCTTCCGTCGTCGCCATTCGCTGCACGGCCTTCCAGCGTTCAGTTTGGGCAACGAATATGTCCCACTCGAAAGCCCGCTGCGTCCACTTAACCCCAGGAAGTTCACCGAAGCGATGAGCTATCCCCTTACCTGTTCTCAATAGAAACTCATCGGGTGCTCGTATCGCGCCATAGCGTGTACCCGATTCAATAGCATCAATGTTCTTGAGGATGTAACTCGTCGGCTCAGACGCCATCGCTCGTACAGAATAACCAGTTGCCTTTAGCCAGGTAACAGGGTCGCGCCAGATAAGTGATTGCGTCTGGACACCAGCGGCGGAGAGGTCGCCCCAGATCATGTTCGCCCTCATAAGCTGGAACACTTGATCAATCGTCCCCGTTGGGAGGTCGCCCACGTAACGGCTGAACTCATCAGCAACTTCAGGGGATACGATGCGTCCGAAGACTTTGGGCTGTTTTTCGGCCCACCGGCGCGACTCTAACCGCATGGCTCGCATGGCATTATCCAGACGAACCTCCGCCTCCAACGCCGTCGCCCTCTCAGTAGTGCCAACGGGCGTCTTGCTCGCGGCTGCCCGCGCCGCCCTGTATCCCGCCCGTGCGTCCCTCAACTCTTGGATAACTGCGGCGTCTACCTTTTCGGATGGCTTAAATCCTAGATTCTGAACGGTGCGAACTGTATTCCGATCCGCAACGGCAGCGGCGGCATCCTGACCGTAGGCCATCATCGCGTCAACGTCATTGGCGTACCGATAGCCACGATTCCAGGCGTCCTCCACATCGCCAAAGACACGCATCCTAGCCGCTGGTGGCCTAGCCCCTAGCCTTGTACCACCACCGATACGCCCTGGTTCTGCCGTTGGACGCTTAGTGACGATGCGGTGCCAAAACCCACCTTGCCATTCTCGAATGTCAATACCCTCAGCCTGCATCCGCCGAAGCATCATCGTGTATCTATCGGCAGCTTCCTTAATAGCTGTTTCCTGTTCGGCTGTTAGAATATATTTCTCAGGGTGTTCAACGATGTGAACAAGGCGTTGCTCTAAGCCCTTGGGGATTTCGGCACCTTCTGCGATCTTGACTGCTGTTGCCCGCCCCCTACCGTTGATGCCTAGAATCTTTTGGTTCTTCCCTAGCCATTCGAGAGTACCAGCACGCATACTGTCGCCCTGAGTTGAGGCATACAGATCACGTTGAATGAAGGCCCGCCTAACTGCGACCTCCTCTGGAGTGCGGGCAACGGTTCCTATCTTGCCGCCCAACAAGTCCTGTGCCTTCGTCCACCAGTTCTCTACAAAACGGTCGCCCCAGCGTTGGGCTACAACCTCGAACGGTTCCAACTCGAAACGCATGGCGGGGGCAGGGCCAGCTATTTCAGCCCGCACTTCGGGCGGTGTGGGCTTAGACCGTGCCTCCACTTCGCGTATTGTGGGCGGGCGCGGGCCTACGGGTTCTGGTGGCACCTCCATCTCAGTCAGTCGTGCCTTGACGTTCTTACGCAAGAAACCAGGCATCCCCCAGCCACCCTCTTCTCCCGCTACCGCCAACTCTCGTGCTACAGGCATAGCCTCGCGCACAGCACCAGGCAACGCCTTCGCGCCCGCGAGGGCTGCGCGCCCTGCTAGTGGGCCTGCAACAGGGCCTAGAACCGTACCTGCGATCTGAGATACTGCCCCTGTGCCTTTCGGCGCACCAAGTTCTTCAGCGCCGTATCCGAGTGCGCCCAAGCCTGCACCACCAGCCACCATCCATGCAGTCGCGCCAGGCCAAACGGCAGCGCCAGTGAGAGCAGCGGGCGACGTGAAACCTCTTAGAAACTCAGCCGTCGGCCCAAGGATGGGAGTCTCTCTAACTGACTCAGGGAGTTCAGACACGATGGGCGTCATGGCCGACGGGACTGCGTTTACCATAGAGCCGACGCCTGGAGAAATAGTCAACTCCGCTTGTCGCTGTATCTGCGCGTCAGGCCAATCGGGATGATCGATGCGAAGCTGTTGCGCCAACCGCTGAGTACCTTGTTGGCTTTCGGGCGACCAGGGCATGGCCCCCGTAGGCACGTTAGGCACGGCCCCCCTACCGGCTTGATACTCGGTTGTCTCTTGCCGCAGGAGTAAGTCTTTCTCAGCCTTCTTCTGGGCCTCCGTATCGGGAACGTAGGGGCGCTGTACGGTTCGTACTTCCTTCGCGGCGTCCGCCACGTTGATCTTGCCCGTAGTAAACCGCTGGAGAATATCGCGGTATTGTTTGGTTGTGGCATCCCCGATAGTCTTCTGTACCTCTACCGGCGGAGCCGCAGGTTTGGGGATAGCGCGTGTCTCAATCGTGCTGATAGGGCGTGGCGCAGGAGGTTTAGGTTCTGGGAGTTTAACCGCTAATGCCTTGGCTAGTGCCTGCTTCACGAACGAGGTGCCAGTAGCGAACAGGCCGAGAACCTTGCGCTGCGTCTCCGCCCACTCGTCGGGACTTGACGACTCCCATTGTTCTGGTAGCATCTAGCGCATCCCTGCGTACTGTGGCAGTGCCGACGCCATGCCGGTGAAGGCCGAGCGCCGCATGGCATCGTAGGCGGCGGACAGCATCTCGTCCTCAGTCTCGCCTGGTATCATGCCCATAGAACGCCAGTGTCCGGCCATCATCGCTTGTTCAGCGCGGGTCATGTTCGAGAATTGCTGAAGGTTGATTTGCCAGGGCGGGGGTATCTCAACGCCGGTTACGGTATTCCGTGTCGGCCCCGTCCATGCCTGAAAAGCAGGTAGGCCGTATTGTCCGCCAGCACGAGCGGCCTGGAAGATCGTGAGGTCGTTGATGGGTGATGCCGCTGCACCCGTAGCGGTGCCCGTAGTACCAGGCGGGGCTGCAGTTCCACCGGCCCCTGCGGGGGTGTTAACAGAGGTTGTGGGTGCAACCCCGCCGCCAGTCGTCTGAGGCAACCCGCCCGCCATCCAACGTAGTCCTGTCGCTTGACGCTGAAGGTACTCATCCGGCGTCCTTGACCTGCCTACCATCGTTTCGAGCATTTGGGACGGGTTCAAGAGTTCGGAACGGACAGCGCCCGTGTTACGGGTAGCTGGAAACTTGTAAGTAGGAGTAGTGTATCCGCCAACAACGCCGCCGCCTGCCATCTGTGGCAACCGACCCCTAAGATACCCAGCCTGTTCTGCCTGTAGGGGCGTGATCTGCGTACCCTGTGGAGTGGCCGTAGCCAACTCTGGGCCGCGTTCGCCCACTACCGCCTGAGCCGCGACTGGCCCAGCCCCTGCGGTCGCGGGTTGAGGCAGCGCACCTGGCATCTGCCCGCCGAACACTGTGCCTCCCGCGTATTGCGTGAGGGCCTTGGATTGTTCGGGTGTCTGCCCACGCATGTAGCCCACGCGGGCAACCCAGTCGCCAGGGCGGGCTAGCTCGATGGCCGCTACGCGCTGTCGTTCTAGTTCGTTGGCTTCATCGGCTATGTGGGCCTTGATGTCGTCGCTGTAACGTGACGCCGCCGCTGCGATGTTTGCTGCCTCGATTGCCGCCGCTGCCTGTATTCGGGCTTCTTCTATCCCAGCAGCAGCCTGAGCCATCCCCGCTTGGTTCCCAATCCGAGCGGCCTCAAGCCAAGCCCTATTGTGCATGGCCTCTAGTCTCTCTGCCGCTGTACGTTCTAAGGCCGCCTGTCGGATTGTCTCAGCATTTGTGATATCGAATTGCCTTGCTTCCTCCGCTAGTCGCTCCGCGTCGGTTACGGCCTGTATGTCCACTCCCCTCGGCAACGTACCGGAATACCCGTACTCCGCCGCAATAGCCTGCAAAAATGCGGGATCGGGTTGTATCCCTCTCGCGGCGCAATACTGGCGATAACTCGCTATCGCGGCGTTATAACCCTGCTGAGTTATTGCTTGCGTTGGCATCGTCACCCTCCTACGGGCAGGTTGCCACCCGTAGCGGCACTACCTAACATGCCGCCCATCCGCTGTATATAATTCCGTATCGCTTGTATATGTGAACTGGCACTTGCGTTCCCCGCGCCCGTTCCAGTTGGAAGTCCGCCACCCATGGGTGCTTGCACCTGATAGGATGTCTGTTGGGACGGCAAGGCGGCGAGGTTGGGAACCTGTGGCATGGTAGGTTGCTGCGGCATGGGTATTTCTGGGGCTTGGGGAAGCCCTTGCAACATCAACTCCATCATCCCGCTGTAGGTGTTCGGCACAGGAGCACCGAGAGGGATGCCTTCTTTCCAGCCTGGTATCTTGTATTCCGTCATCCCTGGAGGCGCAAGGTTCATGGCGTACTCCTGTGCGGCAGTGGCCTCAAGGCGTCCTTCCTGGGCGGCGTTGAGTTTGTTCACGAAGTTCTGGGTCGCCACATCCGCGCCAAACTTGTTCCAGTCCAAGACGGCGGCGTTGAGGGCGGTCTCCATATCGAACTGTCCAATCGCCGTCTCCTGCGCGGAGGGGGTCGTGGTGGTTGTGGTGGCGGTGCCGGTGTCAGCTGACGTGGTACCGAAGAACATACCCTTTGCTTCTGGCGTCAGTGTCCCTATGGCATACCAACCATTCAGCTTGTCCTGGGGGTCTTCTGAGGTCAACAGTTTATTGATCTCGTCGAAGATCGTCTGTAGTTGTGGAGGCACTTGTCCCGTTGTCGTTCCTGCCATAGCTACACCTTCTCCCGCTCCTTGCGTTGTCTGTGTTGCTGTTCCGCCCATAGCACCGAGGATTTGTTGTCCAGCTTGGGATAGTCCGCCTCCCTCTTGCCAGCCCCACGTCATAAGTCCCTGTTCAACGCCAGCCTGGGGAGATTGCGCTTGCATCGTCGCCACCAAACCAGCGTACTGAGGTTCCTGTAGTGTCTTGGCTGTGGCTTCCACGCCAGCCGCGAGGTTAGGGTAGATTCCTACCCCAACCGAATTCCAGTTACCACTCTTGCCCGCAGGGTGCGTCGTAGAGAGTGGGTTCCACATTTCTTGAAGGTGGTCGATGTTCCCCTCCATCTGGGCCATCTTTGTAAGGACACCAATACGCCAGGTGGTAGGTTCCCATCCCATCCTCTGACAGAGGGCAACGAAGAAGTTATCAAGGTTTGCCATTACACCTTACCCCCCTTCCGTATCCTGAGTAGGGTTGAAAGAACAAACTTCCCTTGATCCGGCGTCCAGGTACTCGCGGGTTGCGCGAGGGACTTCACGAGCTTCTCCTTGCGCGTGAGCAGGCGTTTGCCCGTAGGCGGCGCGTTGCCTATCGTGCGGTCGATAGCGGCGAGTTGGCCGCGCATCATGGATTCGGCACTCGTAGCGTCACGGTCGATGGGATTCTCGTCCATGTCACACTCCAAGTTGAGGGCCGGTGGGGAGGGCCGTCATAGACCCACTTGGTCGCCCGCCGATGAAGGGGATCGCGCCCTCCCCACCTGGGGGTGCGGCCCCTAGCGCACCTGGCGCAAATGCGGGAGCTTCCTGTAAACCAGGTTGTAGCCCAGGCATACCAGGGGGCGCACCACCAGGCCCCAACGCTAACGGTTGTTCGAGTACGGGCGCGAGTACCTGCGCGACTTCCTGAATCACGGGAGAATCAGGCGCGAGTCGCCGCATGAGGGCTGCTAGTCTGAGAGCGTCTACCTCTGGACTCTTGAACAGTCTTTCTAGCATTATGCGTTCCTCTTCCTCGTCGGGGTAGTCGAGTTCCAGCCAATCAGTGAGGAACGTCCTGAGAGAGATTGCGCCTTGCTGCCAGAGTTGGAAGCCCGTCTGGATTCTCGCAGCGTCGTCACGCGGAAGTGAGGGTCGCATGTGGACGTAGACTTCGTAGAACTCTCGAATATCTTGTGGGCCGAGTGGTGCCCAGCGCCCTCTTTTACTTTTCTCCCTTGCCCATACCCAGACCTCGGTTTCGAGCCGGTTCTGAATCGTCCACCAGTAGTCTCGAACCATCTGGGCCAAACATGCTTCATGGCTAGATATTGGGCCAGCCAAAAGACTCATCACAACATGTAGTACCGTGTTGGCAAGATAACCCGACCAGTCGGAGCCGATGCCCTGGCCTCTAAGGGCGGGGGGCAGCATGGCCGCTTCCGCCAAGCCCATGATGCTTTTTACCGCTTCGTTCAGAATCGAGGGAAGGGCTTGGCTTAGGGGTAGGCTAAGCTCACCCTCAAAAGGATTGATCTGGCCGATGGCGATGGACATGGGGAGAGGTTCGCCGTTTGGTCCGAACAATCGGGCGAAGCCAGGGGAGTTGGCGTCCATCTTTAGGAACGGAGTCGGAATACCCGCCACCATGAAACCTTCAGCGATGACGGTGAAGAGCGTATCCAAGAGGGGCGCGTACTTGAGTAGGGCAAAGGATAGAGGAAGGGAGTCTTCGCCGGGGGTGTTGGACTCGGTGGTGATGCCCCTTGCTTCGTAGTAGTGAATGAACGGGCACTTATGTTCCACCTTGTAGATCGTCTTGTTCGCCACACGATAGTAGATATGAGAGAGGGTGGTTAACTCCTGAAACTCGATGCCGCCGGATACGTCATGTAGTCCTGTGTCCAAGGTGTCGAGGGCGGACTTAACGTTTTCCGCTCCGAAGGCGAACTCCACGTCAGCTCTTGCCCGTTTGCTGATCTCAGCTACGAACACCTTGTCCTCGTCGCCGTAGAGGGGGAAATAAGTCAGGGGATCAACCGATCTCCACATGAAGGGGAAGCGGGACATCTTGAACCTCTGGACGGTCTTGGCATATTGAGCCGAACTTTCCCCGTTCCTGGTGGGCCAGGGCCGCCACCTATCGGGTCTGTAGACATTCTTGTAGACGCCCATGCCCAAACCCACCTGCGCCCACGATGCACGGGCGAACGGGTCTTGGTGTGTCCCTGCCTCGAACTGCGACCGTCTCAGGGCGGCAGTGGTGTGACGTTCCTTCTTAGAAGCCCTACGCTCGGCGTCCTGGGTGATGTCATCGGCAACGGCCTCTAGGCGGGGGAAGTTGGCGTTCAACGCAGAGGACATTCTGTGAGTCATCTCGAAGGCAAAGGCGTTCTTAACCTCGATGGCCGTCTTCCTGACTCCGGGCGGCATGGCGACGCGCTGCTGCATCAGGTTGAACTCGCGGTGGGTCTCCATGAGAGTCTTTCGGGGGGCGTTGTATTCCTTGGCCCGCTCCACCAGCACGTCCAGTTGGCTGTCTTCGAGTTCACCGATGAATGGTATTGGCATCGTCTACCTCATATCAGTCGAAACGGCACACCTACTGGACTTGGCCTATTCCCTGCGTGGCGCTTGTGGTCACGTCCCAGGAATGTGCCGATGTTCCCCCCCAACAGCATTTCCCCGCCCGTGATGGCGTATTCCGTTGCATCCAGGGGATCGTCTCCAGGCCGCCCACTCTTGGTCTCTTTGAGTTTCCTGGGGTCTTCTACCTTGTCGCCGGAGAACCTAAACGCCCTGATCGTCTCCTTCATGTCGGGGGACAGATACAGTCGGTAGGTGTTCATATCTGTCTTTTCCAACCTGGAGGCGACACGGGAAGCTCGGTAGACCCTATCGGTGATGTTGGCCTTAGATGCGGGGATGCCGTGAATGTTCAAGTCCTGAATTGATTTCGGTTCGGCGGGGTCGCAGAAGAACCTCTCGACCCCCCACCTTCTTCTGATCTCGTCGCACTTCAGGATCAGCTTGTCGTTGCCCGCGTGGTTGGCGACGAACTCCTCGCAGCCAAAAGCAACCCCCGAAGACGAGAATCCGTAAACTACAATCGCCAGGTTGTTCGTATAGCCCCAGTCGATCCCGCCGACCACGAGCTTGAAGTCAACCGGCGGGTACATGACATGTTTGGTAGAGTCGAACATCGGATACAAAGCGATCTCGACGCCGATGAGTTCACCGAGGGCTTCCTGCCGGTAGATGATTCCGGGGTAGGCTTCTTTGAGTTGTTCCAGATACCCTTCGGGGAGGTGTTCAGCGTTATCCTGGGTCTTCAGGTAATAGGTACGGAAGCCTTCGGGGTCTCCCCCCTCTAGGATTTCGTTGATGTAGGAACTCACAGCCGGGGTGGTGGTGATCGCCATCTGCCGTTTATAAGTGACGCGAATCCGCGACCTGGTTCTCGTTCTTTCTAAGACTTGAATCCAGGGGTAGTCGCCCACCCACTCGTTCGGGCACCACAATTCCTTAACCTTCAGTCTGAGTCCTGCCCACAAGTCGCCTATCGCGCTCTTAGCTTGGGAATACGGACTCCAGGCCGCCTCATCGAAGACGGCGAAGTTCTGCTCACCAGCCCTCAGCCCTGCTTGGGTGTTCGTCGAACGCCAGTGAATCTCAGAGCCGTTCGAGAGTTCAAAGAACTGCTGCCTACCATGCCACTCCTTCTTGAGAAGGGTTGACGGACATAGCTCTCGGAACTTGTCCAGAAGCCCCATCTCCAATCGTTTCTCGTCCGGTGCCACGAACCAGATACGAGAACCTGGGTACTCCATGATGACACGAAGGGTTTTAGCGACAGCACTGTGCGTCTTTCCCCCGCCGCGCCCTCCTAGTGCCACGACAACCCTGTGCGTGTCGTCCAGCACGAATCCTCGTTGGGCTTCCGAGACTGCTTTGAACTCCATAACAAAAAGCCGCCTCTCGGCGGCCTCGGTTGTCCTCTTGGCCTAACTTCGCTTAGTCTAGTTCAATCAAAACAGCGTAGTCCTTGATGACGATCCTCTTTAGCTTCTTGCCATCCCAATGCCATTGTATCACACTTCTTTCGTCCCCGCGTTTCGTCAATGCCGCCAAGAACCGGCGCTGCTCGATTAGCCCAGCTAACTCAGACGGACTTAGGGGAACGATGGTCACTTTGCGTCTATCACCTCAAACCCCACCAAACACCCCATGTCGTAGACGGCTATACACTTGGACGGCTCCTTTTCTGCGTAGAACTTCACCAACCCGTCCTCAAAGAGCCAGGAACCAGCCTCTATCAGAGTCTTTGTGACTACCCTTCCTTCTGAAAGGTAGATCTCCTTGAATGTGAGTAGTATCTTCATCACTTCCACTCCCCCTGCTCAAACCAGGCCAGCCGTGAGTCTAGTATCTCGTGTAGTTCCTCGTCCCTGCCAAGAACCCCGATGTCAGCAGCAAAGTTGTGAACCTGTAGCCACGCCTCCCACTCAAGATGTACCTCTTCGGGTATGTTCCCATGCTCCACCTCACTGCCTATCGACGTGAACTGGTTGCTAAGTATCATCTCCCTGTTTAATATATGCCTCATTCTGCTCCCGTGTAGCGGGTCGCTATTCAGTTAAAAAAACGCTAGCCCTAGAAAACACCCACACGCTACCCCGAATAGGAAACCTACCCAGAACGAGATGTGCTGCGCTGTCTGTTCACTCATCCGTACCCCCTAAAACTGTGCCCCGTGTAGGACACGTACACGCATACGCGCACACACCCGCGCTTCGGTGTCCCCCCTGGTTCCTGCGCTGCGCCTGGGCACAGTGAGAATTATTTGTATGCCTCCCCGCGTATCTACATGATCGCACTATATCTCTTGTGTCAAGTAGCCCAGATACGATGCACAGTGATGGGTTGTGTCCTGAGCGTCAGTTAGCTTTAAGACGTGCATAGATTTGCCTACTTTACCTCGAACGATTCCTTGGCTGTTGGCTCATCTGGAGGTGGCCGGCGTCCAGCGCCACATAGCCCATAGTATTCGGCAAGCAGCTTGAGGGACGCTTGGCGCTCTTTGTCGAGCTGTAATGTGCCAAGAACATGACCGGATAGGGCTAGAATCACCATGTCGCCGGTTAGTAGCTGTTGACGAGCAATACCCGCTAATCCAAACACAGGTTTCTTTGAGGCAAGCAGCTCATCATCTTCTTGGCGTTGGTTCTTCTGCTCCCACTCCGCCAGTTCGCGGGTTGCTGCCTCTCCGGCGATGAGGGCGCTTAGAACCTTGAGGTGCGGGCGTGTAATGCGACACGCGCCAGTTTCCCAGCGTGTGATAGTAGCGGTTGCCAAGCCTAGGCACTCGGCAAGTTGGCTCTGCGTCATGCCCAATTCAACGCGCAAGGCTTTGATGCGCTCAGGCGATATGGTAGGCACGTCGAGCTTATGACGCCTCTTCACGCTTAGAGCCTAGCACCTACACGCAAGGATGTCAAACCTTAGGGCTTGTCAGTGTTAAGGTTAGGGTGTATCTAAGTTTATTTTCTAGATACGGCTCAGATACAAACTAGCTACGAATTAGGGGATTGACTTATATCTACTGGGGGCTTAAGGTAGTATCACTGGATAGCAGGGAGACAGAGAAGGGAGTAGGGGAATGAAAGACAAGGGGCGCATCGAATATCGACCACGTTCAGGACAATGGGTGGTTATCTTCTACACCCAACCAACCGCTGGCCGCCGGCACCTTGGCGGGGAGTACCACCTTTCGAGCCATGCCACCCACGAAGAGGCCGTCAAGGCGCTACAGGAAGCCGTGGTAGCAGCCCGCTAGTCTCCCCATGCCTGCCCAGGAGCGTATCTTGGGCAGAGACGGCGAGATTAGCATCCCCGTAAGGGGAGAAGGGAGCAAAATGAAGAGGAAATTTACGGGAACCTACCACGAGGAAACTGTAACGGCACCACTTGTCGATCCTCTCGATGACCTGTGCAATAGGCCAGTTATGCCACAGGGCGACTGGTATACCAAAGCGGCCGATGCTTACCTCAGAGCCAAAACCTTCAGCAACAATAAGGACTCGGCTTTTGGGGTACTACGCTTTGAGGGCTGTGATCCCATTGCTGTAGCCATGCGCGCGGACGAGATTCTAACCTACACTGTCGATTGCACATCCTCTGAGGATTTCCCCTCCGCCTTCCTAGCAGCCTGGGCGATGGGGCAAGGAATGGACATTAACGATGTATGGCGATTCACGCGCTTCGTTAAGGCGATGGTGAAAGCCTAGCCTCGATTGCCCACCTAGCGCCTCTGAGCTATCGGGGGCGCTGGGGGAGCCAAGAGGCTCTCAGAAGGGAGAGAACATGAGCGACATGGGAAGGGCAATCAATCAGGCCATGCGTAGCCTAGACAGAGAGCGAGCATGGCTAGAGACGACGCCGCAAGTAGTCTGTGACTTGCGGGCCACTAGGCCAGGAAAGTGGGCAACCGAACGGCGCTATCGCTTGATGTGGTTGGGCTACATCGACGTGAGCAAGCGCGGGGAAGTCTTCGATTCCCTGGCCGGGTGTATTGGCGTCAAGCCCAATGACTACCGCTGGCCGGATGACGTAACGCTCTGCGATATCCAGGCCATAGATGCCGAGATAGCGGAGCTGCGGCGCAAGCGTGGCCTGATTCTGGCCGAACGCTTCGAGACGTGGCCGCTACTCACGAAGCATGAGATTGAGCGCTGTCAGGAGACTAAGCCTCGGTAGCCCGCCTGCTACCGGGGAGCCTTATCCCCGGTGGCGGGGGAGCCAAGAGGCGCAGAGAGTAGCGAAAGGGGGGAAGCAATGACACACACACCGGGGCCTTGG